TTTTTATTGGTTGTTCCTCCAAGACAGTGAAACTGTCGGACGGGGAGTTGCCCCTTCCCTCACGGGAAGGACTCTAAGGCATCTCTGACGGACCTAAAAAAAGTTCGTCCGTGCACCGTAAAAGCTCCATCTGACGAAGATAAAGTTTAAAGATCTTAGTCTCGTCCGCCATTCTGGTGGATTCGAAGAAGTCTTTTATATCTTTACCCTCGAAAGACGGTACCTGGGGAAGATCCGTTTCTGCTTGATGAAGGATAGGAATCAGCTCGTCGAGCGAATTCGCATCACAAAATCTTGCATAAGCGTAATCATCCAAGGTATGCTCAGACCCACGTATAATCAGTTTTAACACTGCGTTATACTCGCGTCGCCACCACGCAAGCCTCCTTTTTGCTGAGGTCTGGTAGGCCATGAGCAGTACCGACAATACGTCGGCGCTGACAGTTCTTATCAAGAACATCTCAAAACTTTCCAGTCTCCGCTCAAGGAGTTGCGTATCACGTGTGATTCTTTGTGCTTGTTTAAGCAGAAAGATCCGCGTAAACTCGGACGAGCCCTTGCTTGTATCCGTACTTGCAAGGTCCTTTAACGGTTTATTCCAGAAGAGTACTTTTCGCGACATCGTCGCCAAGTATTCCTTAATGGAAGCTGCTGGCTTCACTACCGACAGTCTGTTGGTAGCCGGAGCGAGCAGAGCCGAAAGGATCCAGCTCACCAAGGGGTGGTTGATACCATTGTTTAGGTCTTTTTGTATCAATTCCCAGGTAACTGGATGAACGAAAAGCTTAATCAGTGGTGCAACCCAACCATTTTTGCCTAAGTCCACGTAACCCCTTCTCACTGCCCTTAGAGCCATCTCTGATCTGGACGGAAGTCCTTTCACGTTGAGTTCCTCGCGCAGTGATAATGGAGAAATGTTGACATCCTTGATATACGTTTGGTTAGCAAAGTTTAGTAACCGAGACTCGGTAAACGACTTAGCCAATCCAATCTTAATACCAAGTGTGGCGCAAATGGAAAGATATGCCTCAGCGACTTGCTTATCAGCTATCACTATATCATCTCCTAGAATTAAATAAGAGGTGAATAGTGACCAACGCACCATGGGTACGGTTTGTTTACACAAAGCGCCCACGGTGTAAGCTGCATACCAGACCAGTGCATGATGCACCAAGGCCATTGATGCCCAGGAAGATAGGGCTCCCATGGGCTGTCCACACGTGTACTTAATTTCATTGTGCTTATGAAGGTCATCGACTTCCGCGGTAGTCGGGTTCTTCGAACCTGACATCCCACGGTCGTCTATACATTCATTGGGCACGATAAAAGGAAGTCCCACGAGTAACTCTAGCCATAAGGAAAGGATACTCGAAGGCAACATTGGTTTGAAAAGCTCTTCATAAAGGCGCAACGGAATTAAATCCGTCGCACTTTTAAGGTCGTAGCAAAAAAACTGCTCATAACCTCTCTTAGAGAATTCACGAAGTTTTCCTTCTTGATCGAAGGAAGCGTCTTGAGGCAATGCCTTGAGAATCGTGAACATCCAAGAATGAAGGGGTTTTAAACACAGTTGCGTCCAATAGTCAACGATTGCTATCAACCGGATCTTTCCGGCAGCTTCATACAAGGCGTGCAAACGCCGAAGTACTGGTCTGCCATA